ATTCACACAGGTGACTCAATCTAACTCCCTTAGCGATGCAATTGCTTCAAGAACATTACTAAAGCAGGAACTAAGAGCTATAAGGTTTGAAGAACTAGAAGAACTGATACTGGATACACCTCCAACTAACCCTAAATGGTCTGAATACGTGAGCGAATACAATAACCTTAAAATAAAATTACATGACTAATACGAACATGTTACCCGGATACCAACAGGACGAAACATTTGACGAAAATAACGACATAGACTTTGAAGCTATCCGAACACTTGTCATTATTGTTTTTACCGCTTCAGGTTGCTTTATAGCAGCTCTAGGACTTGGAATTTACTACTTTATTATAAACAACTTTTAAACTCATTTTAAAATGGAAACAATTGATTTAAACAAACTCACTCCTGAGCAAAGAATTCAACTTGCAAAAGAACTCGAAGATGCAAAGAAAGCCCAAAAACAGGCCATGAAAAACCAACGTGAAACTTACAAGATATTGGTAAGCGACACGGTAACAGATGTATTCAAACCGCTTGTAGGGCTGAGTAAACACGTTATAAACATCAAAAAACTGGTATTTGATAGTTTCGATGCAATCATTGAAATGAAAGAAGACATTTATGGCGTGAAGCAAGGCCAACAAAGCCACACATTCACCGATACTAAGTCTAGCATTTCAATCAAAATCGGTTACAGGGTAACAGATGGTTATGATGATACTTTCAGTACCGGAATAGAGAAAGTAAAGAACTACATGGCACGACTAACCGATACTGAAGGCGCAGAAAAGTTCCGTAAAATTCTCAGCGCATTGCTAAGAACCGATGCAAAAGGTAACCTCAAACCATCGCGTGTAATGGAACTACGCCAATATGCCAACGAAGAACAGGACGAAGAACTTAACGACGGTGTTCGCATCATTGAAGACAGCTACAAACCTGTAAAAAGCTGCCAATTCGTTGAAGTGAAGTTCAAAGATAACAATAACAAATGGCACTCACTTCCTTTGAGTATTTCCGCTTTCGACTTGGAAGATGAACCGGTTGCTGAAACTGAAGAAAAAGAACCTAATAAAAAATACACATGTACAAAGTAAGATATAAAGCCGAAATAATAGTCGATAAAGACAGCCCGGTTAGATATAAACCACTAACTCAAACAGGCATATATATTCCAAAAGGTAAGACTTGTAAAGATGAAAAGATTAAACAACAGGTAACAGATTTTGTAACAGCACAATTAAAAAAGCCTGAGTTTGGACAATTAAAAGTCTCTGTAATTGAAATCAATAAAATACCATGTGGCTTTTTAGTTGTCGAAGATAAACCATTTGAAATATAATCTACCGCTATTGCAGCCTTGACCCGCTGCATTAGCCCTAAGCCGATAACCTGAGCGCAGGCCGGTATATTTTTTTTTAATGCTGCTAACGCATACAGCCATGAGCATGTGGCGAATTGCGGGAGATGACTTGTCAGCGAAGCGATGAAGCTCATGCGGGTGGCGAACCTCCGAAATGCGATGAACTCGCCACTGATTATGGGTGCATGTTATGGTTTCGGTTTATCTTTCTTATTATCAGATTATTAAACACTTAAAAATAAATTGTATGTACAGAAAATTAAAAAGAACTTGGTCTCATGGTGATTTGGAATATATTCCAAGATTCAGAGAGACTTTTCCAGAACTAAGCAAATTAAATAGCGAAGATTTATGTAATAGGTTTAGAAAATTAAATCTAAATTTTTATTACGAGGAACAAACGCCAGTAAAATTATTGGTAAGATTCACTTTGCCTTTTGCAATCGCATTAATGATTTTAATGCTTATTTCATTGCCTTTTGTATTTGTTTTAACTGGAAGTTGGCATTATCCACACACGAAAAAAGATATAATTCTAAACTGGTTCAGGTCGCTTCGGCTTTTTTAAACTGAACCATAACAAGTAAATATGTACACTCATAAAAATGCACACTTGTGCATCTGGCTAAAAACATGGCACTTACAGACAAACAAAAATGGAATATCGTGAGGTTAGATTTTGAGACCATCAAGGAAATGATGCACGAGTGTGATGACCTTTTTATGTCGGTTGATCAGTATCACGAATATACCGGAATTAATAAACGCACTATTTATAGTCGTATTGAAAAGGGACTAATAAAAGCAACTACTTTTTGTGGCAGTATAGTTATCTACGGCTATGGAAACTAATAACTAAATTTAATAATATGATAATAGGTTACAAAAAACAATTTCCCTGGGGAAAACCAACTAATTTTAAGAATAAAATTTTGACAGGTTGGAAACGCCACACCATTCGTGAAGATATACACGATAGATGGAAGCCAGGTATGAAAATACAACATGCTCATGGCGTCAGAACTAAGCATTACGAGAACTTTAAAGACGATGAATGTACTCGAACACAAATAATTTACATCGGAAAAACGAGTACTAAAAATAATGAACTGAGATATAAATATAATGGGGTTTATTATGGTGTAATAATCGACGGAAATAGAATGGATAAACTAAGGATTGGATATTTAGCCCTATACGATGGGTTTGATAGTACTGATGATTTTTTCCGATGGTTTAGTAACGGATTCAAGGGTAAAATAATTCATTGGACTTGTGCAAGATATGGATATGATAAAGATAACAAAAAACATGAATGTGATTACAGATGCACAGATTGACATGATGATGCATGCCCTAGAAGCTGCACACGCTGAAACTGGTAATAGGCATATTATTGAAATACTGGACATAATCACTCCTAAATTAGATAATCCTACATTAGAATCATGTTGGCTAAAATTCATTGAATCAGTCAAAGATAAATGTCCACGCTGTGGAACACGTCACCCACTTGTAGTTCAATTCGGTTATTGTGGTAGGTGTGCAGAAATAATGTACAGATGAGGCAAATTCATAAAGTAGAGACGCACAGCCGTGCGTCTCTATTGAAAACGAACTATTCAAAAAATTTAATAGAAAAAAATTGCTAACCTATGAGCGAATACAAGCGATACATGCACCCTACCATTGAACTCTGCAGAAAATGTGGAGGTAGCGGGGTTTATTATATATTTCATGAGCATGATTTACTCAATCAACACCCTATAGCAACACAATGTAGCGCATGCGAAGGAAGTGGACGTGTACTGGTAAGCAAAATAACAGTAACAACGGTACAACCATTTAAAAATAAGTAATTATATTTGCAAAAAATTATGATACAACATTTATATGAAAAAACTAATCCTATCACTGTTTATCCTGGCATCACTTCACACGCAGGCACAAACATACCTTTATTGCAAGCCTATAAGCGTTGTATTCGACAAAAGCCACAAGCCACTAAAGGCATATCAGGAACCAATTGACTGTTACAAATGGATGGATAAACATAACGAATGCAGCTTTCAGGAGAGCGTTAACCTGTATTACCGGCCCGATTCTGCAGGTTACGATCCATCCAACATGGTACATTTAGATGATACTTATCACCCCACCGGAATAACCGACAAGTTCCTGAAGTGCGACACTATTTACCTGATCATGCAAAACCGCCCTGAAACATCGCACATTGCAGACAGAGCCTATAGATTAGCCGAAGATGGTCAAAAGTACCTGGACAACTATCACCTTCAGTACATAAAAATACCGTACCTCAGTCGCGATAAGCGAAGTTATGACGAAATATACCGGATAAAGAAACAACACTACAACAAACACAAATAAAAAAAACAAAATGAAAAAACTAACATTTATTCTAGCAATTATTGCAGCTGCAACGCTTTATAGCTGCGCCGACGAAACCAAAGAAGTGATAAAAGAAGTAAAAGTAAGCAACCTACCTGATTCACTTCAAATTATTGTAAACGATGCCAATCTTTTGAAGAAATACAATGCCATTATAGATTCAATTAAAGGCGGTTATTACGGTTCAGTCCCTGACTTCTTTATAGTAAGCTACGGAACTAACAGGAACTCAAACAGCAGCCTTATTCGTAGCGAATCGTACAAAGGAAACCAACTGAGTTTCCAATTTTTCAAAAGCGAAAAGCGATACTCATTCATTACCAAAAAAGTAAAAGACCTTAGCCCTGGTAACGAATACATAACACCCGCAATGCAAACCACAGGAATCACTTTCAACCCATACTTTTATACAGGGCAATTCGTTTATCAAGTAGTACAAACATACTAACAGAAAAGGCAGCTCATTGGGCTGCCTTTTCTGTTTATACACGCTTGTAAAGCATTATATCCGTGTACCCTGAATTATAACCCATTCGTGCGTTCATCTCCACTTTAGTAGCACCGGTAAACGGGTCATCCGCGCCCAGGTTCTTAGCCATCCACTCCGTTAACTCCAAAATACTACTCTTATTTGACGTAAAATAGAAATAGTTAGTTCCCTGAAGCGTCTGAAGTACGTCAAGATAATTAGCTAACCGCCAGTAGTTGCTATAAGTTGTGCAGTCAGTCGATAAGTATGGAGGGTCGATAAAGAATACCACACCACTCACATGCTTCCAACGATCAAACAGTTCTCGGTAATCCATACATACAACATCCACACCCGCCAGATAGTCACCGGCCAACTCATAATCATTCTTTCGGACACAGTTGTACATGGTTTCTTTGGACAATGCTTCGTAGTTAGTGGCATAGTTCATACTAAACAGAAGGCTTGATGATATAGTAATATAATCAACATACCCGCTGCGCTTTTCTTCGTTTCTAATGGCCTTTAGGATACTTTCCTTGGCTTCTTTGCTGATTACCTTATCAGCAGGTTCATCTGCAAGAATAACGCGAAATTCGGCAAGAAGCGCATTTGTATGCTCAATGTTAGCAATACGCAGGTGATAACCATCATAGTCATTATAGATAACCGTTGCATCCGGATACTGACTCTTTACCCAGTGGCTCAGCAAACCACTGCCACCAAACAAATCGATAAAAAGTGGTGCATCACTAAACTGCTTTAAAGCGTTTTTAAACTCCAATGCAAACCGTCGTTTTTGCCCCTGAAATGGTAGGGGACTTTGAGAAAATTGTTTCATTTTGATTTTAATATATAATTAATAATGTATACTTTTGTGACCTCTCACAATGACAAACGCGAATACACCGCACCAAGGACATTTTGCCCCTGGGTATGCGGTGTATTCGCGTTTTATGTATTAGAGAGGTGAGAGTCTCTAGTATGACCGGGGGCTTTTACCCCCTATATTTTAATTTATTTGCTCCAATTTAGCAGCCTTCTTACATTCTTCACAGAAATCATAATAACTTTGAAATTCAACAGGATGAGATAATCTTTTACGATGTATGGACAACTCCTGATCAATGCTGAATTGTGCCCTTATCAGCTCAGTAGTTCTATTTGAATAAACTTCCTGATCAATAGTTACCCATTCCTGGTTGATATCGTTATCCGTTTCTGAATAAATAGCAGTATTACCAGCTTGAGTCGAATAATTAACAGGCTTAAAGCCACTTTCAAGGCATAAGGAAGCGTTATTATTGAATCCAATTACTCCATTCAACTCGCTCGGAGCTTCTAAAATGGTCAACTTATCGACTAATTTTGCGAAAGTTATTTTTAATATATTCATGTTGTTTTATGATTGATATTCAAATGATCCTATGTCCATAGACGTTCCCTTTGATCGGGGATTAGACTTTATATCATACACAGAACCGTAACCTGAAGCATTATTTGAATTAAGTCCCTTATCTATTAGATACGATGTATTAGTGTATGAAAGTGTACAAACAAGTGACTCATCAACTACGCCTGCAGCTGTAGAAATAGTAGTGAAATAGGGTGAGGTTGCATCGCCTTCATTGGTTGCCGATAGTGATATATTTCCAGTTCCGACACGAGTTTCATCTTCAAATGCACAATAGATTTCAGCGCTTGAATTTGTATTCGTAACATTTCCCTTTGTTCCTGCAATTGACTTGTTTCCCCACACTACTGTATTTTTCATTGCACAGTTATTTGTTCCACCTCCAAGATTACGGACTACGGAGCTATTTATAAGCGTTGACAAATAAGCACCTCCTACTCCATTAGCCGCATAGTTATTTTTCAGATTACATGATACTGCTGTAACTGTGTGCATAGCTCCTGATATTCCACTTGATGTATTATTATAAAACATACAGCAGTACGCCGTTATACCTGAGGCTCCTGCTGTATAAGCTGTTGAACTACTCACTGAGTTATCTGAAAATGTGCAATTAGTTGCAGTACCTGAATACATAGCTCCTACTCCTTTGTCGGCCGCAGCGCTGCTAGAATTACCTTTTATATAACAATTATTTATAGTTCCTCCACATATAGCTCCTGCACTAATTGCACTAGAATTAGCATAAATGTAGCAGTTGTTTACGGTGCATCCAGTTATGTTTGAATACGTCATCGACCCTGCCCCTGTCAATACATTTGAGTTAATATTACTATTATTTACAGTACATGTTGAAATAGCCCCTACACCGTGAGTAGTTCCAGATGTTGTATTATTTTGTACTAGACAATAGTTTAGTGAGCACCCTACAGCCGCAGAAGCTAAATCAGTATAACCATTAAAGTTAATGGTTGTAATTACGTTATTTTCTATAATGCAATTAGATACATTGATTCCTGTGCTATTTCCTCTAATCCCAGCTGATGCACCATGTGTGTTATCTGAATTATTATACCCACCGCTAATTGTAAATCCGTTCAAAATTACATTTGAGTAATTATTAACCACTACAGTTAGAGCAGCAGATGCTTGTGTGCCTGTTAGATCGCCGCTAAGTGTAGATTTATTAACGGGAATTGATACATGTAAATCAACGTTCCCAGATGGTAACTTTAATGTTGTTACATAGTCATTCATTGCGCGCTGGTATAATGTTGTTTCTGTTCCTGCAAAACCTCCGAATATGCCAACACCTGCTTTAGTTAGGAACGAAGCCGTTCTTGCACTTCCGGCCGTTCTAAGAGTAGTAGGTAAATATTTAATTCCAGTAGCTGAACCCTTAACAAAAACTGCATCTCCAATACTCGATGCATCAATTGCCGGTTGAACATCCTTAAATGCAGTAGCCCATGTCAAACCATTATTTGAATTATTTCCACTAACTCCATCAACAAATCTAGTAGTAGAACCTATTATAGCATTACCATAAGAATCAATCCCAACACTGGCCACATTTTTATAAACTACCGATAAATGCCAGGTTGCTCCACTATTTGATGAAATAGCTTCATAAACATATTCTCCAATCAAGTTAGGACTATCTAAATTGGCAAAATAAAAGTTAGACGGAAAAGTCAAAGCCACATAATCAGTCAAAACAAGTTTCAAGAAGAACCTCATAAATTTACTAGTATCAGCCTGACTTGTATTTACTGATATGGTCAAATTTGAAGCTGTAGAAAGTCCGTAAAATTGACAGTTACTAGCCAGCAAAATAGAACCGTTTGCCACAGTTGTCATATTTGATTCAAGTCCAACGACATTGAGCGTTTTTAGCCACTGTGATTCAGTGCCGGAATAACCGTTATTGACGGCTATTTGGTAGTTATTTAGTCCATTAGACCCGGCAGCACCCGCGTTACCATCCGACCCTTGCGCTTTTACGCCTGTATCATTTGCACCAATAAACCAGTTACCATTTCCGCCAATATGTGGAATAATACCATCAGTTCCGGCAGCACCTGCGTTACCATCCGCCCCTTGTGCTTTTACACCTGTATCTGTCGTTCCAATAAACCAGTTACCATTTCCACCAATATGCGGAGTAATACCATCAGTTCCGGCAACACCTGCGTTACCATCTGCCCCTTGTGCTTTTACGCCTGTATCTGTCGTTCCAATAAACCAGTTACCATTTCCACCAATATGCGGAGTAATACCATCAATTCCGGCAACACCTGCGTTACCATCCGACCCTTGCGCTTTTACACCTGTATCTGTCGTTCCAATAAACCAGTTACCATTTTCGCCAATATGAGGAGAAATACCATCTGCTCCCGGAGTACCTATACCATTTTCCAATGCTTCAGTAAGTCCAACAACATCACTAATCTCAATATCTACACCTTTCATGGCATACTTATCAAACTCAGATTGAATACCTTCAATTGATGTAATTGGAATCTTATCATCCTTGTGAAAAAAGGAATCTAATACATCCCAAAAATTACTTTGAGATGGTTTTAAACCAGTTTTAAAGAATTGTTTCAGTGTATTTATTGACTGTTTTGCCATAACTATTTAATCTTTACGTATGATGGCATAACAATATAAGCCATCCGGTTTTCGTGAGCTTCACCGCCTCCGGCATTAGACATTTGTCCTACTTGTATACCAGAATAATCAACAGTACCGTTGGTTGATGCTTCTACATGTATTGTATCTAAATTCCAATCTCCTGACCCTGAGTTTGCCATATTTACAGTTACTACGTGATTATGAACAGGCATCTGAACTGCTGTCAAAGTAACTGTAGGCTTACCACCTGTATTTCCTGCATTCTTATAGTTTTCGGCAGTATTGGTAACATTAGCCGGCTCAGCATTACTACGGCTATCAATACCAATAACCACACGGCCACGGTAATCAGGAACAGTTCCATAACCGGCTTTAGCTGTACCGTCACACAATTGCCAGTACTCAGGGTCTAGCGGGTCATTATTCAAAATATCGTATTGAAGTATCCCGCCTTTTGGAAACACAAGGTTTGCCAAAGCGTTAAGCTCCGTTTTGGTTGCACACTGCGCAGCCAGTTCCAAGTTAGATTTAATCCGAATAAAATCACTCCAGATGTATGTTTCAGCATTGGCCACATTTGTTCCAAATTCTACAAAACGAGTAGTGTAAACCCCATCATACGTTTCATAACCGGCTGTTACGTCAGCCAGTTCTGTTTTTACACGTACTGAAGTTGAAATCGTTCCTGTGCCGCCTTTAAAAATCATCAACTCACCATTTACCACAACAAGACCTTCACTCCAGGTATTACCCACCGTATTCTCGCATCCAGATAAAATATAGGGTGTACTTCCACCGAGCAAGGCTAGATTAAAGCACTGTTTAATCATATCCTGGGCAAAAATCAACGCACGGGTTGAAACTGGAAACTGTTTAAAATCGTTCGAATAATTAATAATATTCATAAAGTGCTTTTTTGGAAGTTAGTTTATAAGTATTTACAAGCGACCTGATAGTATTCATGTTATCCACGCTTTGAAGTCCTGACGGTATTTTTACAATGAAATCAGCAAACTTCGTCATCCTTTCTTCGTCATAAATCAGAATGTAATTAGGTTCGTCCGGAACAAATAATTGCTCGTAAATACGATCTTCATCCCTGGCATATTTCCATTCACCCGATTGACCCAAAACATCCTCAATTAAAAACGGTTTCTCTCTAGTTGGAAATGCATCATCCAAAACCTCACGTAATTTGCATACCTGTCCATTGTGTGTAAGGTTGTATAATATTTTCGTTTGCCTGCTGAAAAATACGTTCTGAGTTTCATCAAAAGGCTTTAGTATTATACGAATAAATTCAACTACAGATGCAGTTCTTATACGTGTAAGAAGTAATAAGATACCCAGTTTATGTACATTAATCGGAAACAGTTTCATACACTTTGTAATTAATAGTCAAATCAGTATCAATATACAGTTTCATATATCCAGCGTCAGGAGTAAAATATCCATCAATATCTTTGAATGCTAGCCCATCGGGACTATATTGGCTATACTTTAACTGAGGTATAACAACACCGTCAATATCATTCAGGAATAATAAAAAGTCATCGTGCCTAAATTCTCCATTGAATGGAAGTGAATCAATAAAAGAACTCACAGCATTTCGCACAGGTTCAGAACCACTTATATCAAGTCCGGACGAATTTAGTACCATTGGATTATACCAGATGTCAATCGTTGCTTTATAATGATCAGCATCACGATTGATAATCTCAATTTTCACACCGGCATCTTTTACTTGTTGGAAATATGCAGTGATACCATTCTCCTGATCATTTGTCAATTTACCGGAAGAACCTTTTACCTTTATATACACAATATTAGATTTTTCAACTGCTTTTGCAGCTTTTACTACTTTCGCGGTGTTTATTTGATCATCGCTCAGAACACTTGTATCGTAGGTATCTGAGTATTCAATGAGTGAATATCCATGCATATAAGCAAGGGCTTTATTAGCATACCAATTCAATGTATGTGCTTTTTCAGATGCAATTAAGGCCTCTACTAAAGCCAAGAACGAATCAAATAATTTTTCGAAAGAATTAATTACAAATGCTACTATATAAAATATCTTACCCTCAAAAGATGTTTTTGAAAATACCGAATCAAATGAGTCACCAACAGTAAACCCATACCACGTTGCAAACATGGATGAATTCATAAACTCATTTGCTATAATTGCTTTAATTGTTGATACAGTGCGTGCCATTATAAAATAATAAAATCAGTTTCAATAATCCAATATCCAATTCCCTGCAGTTCAACAGCACCACCGGCATCGCTATTCATGTCTATATCAGTAGCCGGTTGTATATTTTTAGTTTTGAAATAAGCCTGTACCTTTTTATCACTTACTGCAGGTTTTTTCAGCTTCATTCCAGGTTCCAACGTTTCAGTTACGGCCATTTCATTCAGCAGCGCAAACTCTCCTGCCATATCAGCCGAACCGCAGTAAACCGTTGCCAGGTCAATGAAGTTCTGACCATCCAATACAATCACCTCATCGTTCTGAAGTAAATCATCGTAGCTAATGAAGCTATCTATAGTACCGACAACTAGTTCAGGAATAACACCAATTGCAGTTGCCGGACAAATACCTTTCTGCGTGAAATAATTCAGAACATCAACATCCAGTACAGACGCACGGCCGTGCGTCTCAATGTCCATTCCTGCCACCACATCATCCGTCAACGATAACCCATTTAGCAATGCCATTTCAAAAGCAGCCTCAGCTGAACCGGTGCATTGTATTGCCAGGTCAATGATTGTTTGATGTTCTTGTGCTATCATATTCAACTATTTTTTAAAATACCACAAAGCAGCTGCCAGCAAAAGAAATATGACAATGAAAACCCACAAAGGAGTTTTCATTGTTTCAGTTATTTGATTCTCAGTTTGCTGTTTAGCATCCTGTTTACTTTTGTCTTTTACAGACTTATCAGATTTATAGTCTGAGTTATCTGAAACTCCACCCTTGCTTTCACGTGAATTATTGCTATCAGCATTTTTCTTCACGTTCATTTTTTCGCCACGATGAGTATGTTTATTGGTCGTACTAGTTGATGTCGGATATTGCTTACCAGTTGAGTCAGGAACTGACAAATTAGTCGTTGTAGTAGTTTCGTCAGACACCTCATCAATTGCACTATTATCGGTCGACCACTCTTTTCCAAAGTTTCTTTCTACTTTGGAAAAGGTTGATTGAACGTTTAAATTCGCTTTTTCCGATTCTTTTACGGTAAGATTAGCGGATGTTTTTACCTCAGCTTTAGACTTTTCTGTTTGCTTTGTAGTTCTGCAGGAAATGGTGACAAAGCAAATCACCAAAATCACCAATAATTTAGTTTTCATTTTTCTTAGGTTTTATATTTGATAATAAATTTGTCCAACCACCCTGAATGGCTTCGATAATAGCCGTTTTTTCCTTTCCTTTTAGTACTGACACATTTTCAAGTATCGATGTCACATATTCAACCAGAAAGCCGGTAAGACAAGCCACAAAAACAAAGCTAAAGAAGCCATAAGCAGCAATATCAATCAGGTTACTTGATTCCTGGAACTCTCGCTTAAAAGCATGAATAATATACAGAATAGCCAGCCATATAAGAATTTTTATTATACAGCGTGAGAACCGGAACGACTCAAAGCTTTTTCCCTGACGTTTACTGGCACTTATTCCCGTCCATACCTCAATGATAATAGCTACAAACATGGCAATAGCTAATGCCGGTGTAACTCCAAATAAGTAATTGACAGAACCAGACAAAAACGAAATAGCCAATACAGCACCATGAAGCTGATACTTATACGATGGGAAAATCGACAAGACGAATTCTTCAAAAGAATGCCAGTCGTATGCTGCTAAAAATTTATTTACAAAAACTTTCATACTAAATCATTTTGATTTATTTACCTTCAAATACTCTTATAGACCACCCTTTATAATACTTCCACTGACTAGGTTTGCGCTTGCAAATTCGATAGTAGCGGTTGAGACGTTCATATTTGTACAATCTTACAAACTGTTCAACCGTCATCACCGGACGCGCATTCAGCTTTTGAATGCTATCAAGTAATTGTGCGTTTGTGTAGCGACAGGCCGAGGCCTGCCGCTGGGCAACACAACAAACTAAACAAACACAAGAAAAAACTAATAAAAACACTATCTTTTTCATACCAAACTATTTAATTGGTGAATAAATTCAGCAGTTATTACTCCGGTCTGTCGAAAGCCTACAACCTGCTGAGCACGCTTAACGGCAGTTATCACACCCTCATTCACAGCCGAGTCAAGTATTAATCCTGCAACTTCGCTATGCTTTACATTATCCCCGCCAATTGGTTTCCAAAAGTTATCCCTGTAAAATGCAAGTACAGAATCCTGCAATCCGCTTATTTTTGAAAGTGATGCCGGGAAACCGGTTTGCATTTTAGCAGCGTCTACAAACGCCCAGCCAGTCCACTTTGGCCAGAAATTTCGAGAAATACCTTTGTACGTTTCACCACCACGGTCATCCGGATCGTTTACATATCCGCCTTCATACTGAAGAACCGGTTTTATTGCTTTGCTGAAATCTGCCATTATATTTCCACTTTTAAATCCGTAAAACTTTTACCTACTGTCACTTTTGCTTTTATTCCATCGCTCAATAATTCAGTAGTCAGATTATTGATAAACTTTTGCCTGGATGCAGGAGTAACCGTCATTTTCAAATAACTTTCAATACCGAAACCAAGCGTAGGGTATTCTTTAAAATCTCCTTTTTGAGCTGCTATTATAAGCTTCACACGCTGATAATCTATGTTACCTATAGTCAAACCGGACTCAATAAGTCCGGATGAATTTCGCACCACCGTAATGGCCAACTCATTATTTTCTGTCAGTAAAATTCCGTTCATTGTACACTCGGTGTTTGTGGTTCAAATACAATAGCAGCTACAGCACCATTACCGGCAATGGGCGAATTCTGCAGTAACCCTTTTAGCGTATTCATATCCGTATGCACTTTATTCATCCATTGTGCCAGGTTAGTTCCGTTAAGCGTTGCACCATCCTTATCAACAATAAATGTTTTACCACCTATCTTAATACGGAACGCCTGTACCTCAGAGCAACGAAGCAACACAGCTTCAGTCTTCAACCCCTCAATAATGCCTACCACCACGCTTGAATTCTCTGCAGGAACTGTTACGCAGTATGTTTGTAAGTCATCATCAATAGCACTTAATCGCACGTCATAGAGTGCAGGAGCGTTATCGCGCTCAACGTCGCAGGTTGTTTCACCCACTTTTACTACCGTGCCGGTGATTACTTCTTTAAGCTCGAACCGGTCAATCACTGCGACTATTGCTTTTTTTATCGCTTCTTCTAATGCTTCTGCACTCATAACGTACTTTAAAAACGCTTTAAACTTCAACACAATCAATTTTACACCCAATATGCGGATGTTTGTTCAAGCACATATAAAAAACACGCTTAAACAGCCTTATTTATATTTTATACGAAAGCGTATTTACGCGTTTGTAACCTTCACTATCGTTATATAAAATATCCACTTTTTCAATCAAGTACTTTCCTGCACGTTCAGGCTCCCATTTATCGCGTATTTCCAACGCATCACCTGCACGCGTTCGGGGCATTCCAAAACCGGTTATAGTTCCGGTGTAACCATCATACACCAGTTTTGCCATTATTGCCCTGGCTTTTTCTTTCAATTGCGCCTCGGTCATCGGCCCTGCAAAGTTCAGCGTTCTCTCGCTGGCATTTGCTTCCAGGCTTCCAACCGTAACGTGTACTTTTTTACCGTTAGGACTCGTTGCCGTTGCTTTGAACCGTATTTTAAAATCATCTTTACGCTTATACTTCAGCTCATTTTTCTTTACATCAACACCAATCGTATAAACATGATTCCTGGAAGTATCCGCAAAATCGTAAGCCAGTCCAACCTTTAAATGTCCGTTGGTTAACCGGCTGTAAAGTCCGTATCGTTTCATCAAATCATTCAATACCTCATAGGCCGATGCTTTATCAATCTGATATTTCCCGATATGAATCGCTGGAACTTCCCATGTAATGCTCCGTGGAATAATATCGGTAAGTATCTGTTTTAGCGTAGCCGATTTGTACGATTTAATAAAACTGGTTTGTCTCAACACATACGTTTCATCTTCACAATGAATAATAAGAGGTAGATCACTTTCAATCTCTTTGATATATCCGGTAAATTCAATACCGAATAATCCATTGTAGCAGCTTTCAATTTTTACTATGTCACCCACTTTTATTACTTCAAGAATTGGTTTTTCAGCCAGTTTCTTGTAATTTCTAGGTATTATTATGTTAGCTACATTCGACATTTCCAGTACATTTTCGTTGATCTCGTAGCCTGAAATGTTATTCAGCAATACGTTACCAAGCGTAACTCTTGAAGACATGTTTAAGTAAGCAAGCATAATGAATAAAATTACCCTTCAGGGTATTATGTATTTATCAATTGAAATTCTACAGGTTTAATCGCTCTGGTTATTAATGTGTAGGATATGGTATCTTCGAACCCTTCTACAAAATCAATGGCGATATCCACAATATAAATGCTATTCACACCCACTTTATTCAAAATCTCTGAAGCCACATTCCAGATATCGTTTTTCTCAAAAATGGTATTTATATCCTCCATTTTATCAATCGGAAACTTGTGGTTTTCCATGTCGATTAGCAACCCGCGCCATGTTATTTCCCAGGGCTCAGTACCATATCGCTCAATAACTTCCGTATCGCTGTTGTCGATAGCTGTTATTACAAGCTTTTTGGCACGCTTCATCGATAACATAGGCGGGGTTGCAAAAACATCGGCATTTTCTTCGTTCAATGACCGAAAGCCAAAGAGATATTCGTCATTATCTTTATAAAGCAGAATGTCATCGAAATACGAGTTTTCATCCATCGTATAAACGGCCATGTCAAACACATTCGCATCCTTTATAACCTCACCAAAACCATTCTCGATTAATCGGGCTGCTACATTACCGGTCATAAAACCGAAAGCTGCCTGAAACCTGCCTGCAAAATCAATTATCATATCGCTTTACCTCTCAAAAAACCCTCATCGGCCAACCATTTCAGTTCCTTCACACGCACCGCAAAATCTTCATCGCTCAACGTTTCCGGATTTTCTTTAAAATAGTACCGAATCATCGGATTAAATATTTGTATTAAGTCTTCTATATCGCAGCTGTCAGGATTTACATCCGAAAAGTATTTAATCTGCTGCAGCTGCTCTATAAGTTTTTTACTATGCCCTGTCTAACCGGTATAAGTTCAGCAAGCCCGGTCACAGCTCCGAAAAACAAACCATCGTCGGCCAACACTTCATCTTTATGGCTTAAAAGGCAGTTTTTCACTAGTATTTCATCCGCTTTCTTTGGGTCGGAATCGGCATACCGGCGATACTGTCCAACAACAGCACGCGTTGGAACGATAGCCAGTACGTTTAAAAATTCGTTATTGTCATCATCCTTTGGCAAACTGATACATTTTACTTTTCCTTCACCATGTTTAGCTTTGGCCTGGTCTACCATTTCCTGTGTGATGCCTTCCGGCAAAGTTTGTGTTTTACTCATTTTGTGTAATGCTTTAAATTGTATTTAAAATCTGTTTAAAAAATTATCAAATAACTTTCCCAAAGTTCCAGACTTTGGGAAAGCTCAATCTTATACTCCTACATTCGGCTTAATATCCACTACGTGCATATCAAATTCGTTTCCAACTTCACCGCCACCACTGGTTACTTTCCGGCGATTTCCTTTGAATTTCCAGATCACGACATCAACAATAATTTCACCGTCATCGCTTACGAACTCGCAAGTACTTGCAAATGGTTTAATCATTGCCAAATCGCGGTTAGGAGCTGTTTTTTCAAGAGCACTAACCACACCAAGTGGTAAACCTAATTTTCCATCTTTCGATTTCTTACCAATAATGAATGCACCTGAATCACGCCTGATACGTTCTACGTCCTTATGGTCGTATTCGTATCCATACTCAACTGACATAACATCCAAATCCTGTAGCGCACCTATTCCTAGTTTCACATCACCCTCGGCGTATGTTCCAAATCTCGTTATACTAGCTCCCATCGTTTACGAATTTTTTAAGTTTAAAGTTCCTTTTATCACATCAACACAACCCGTTGGAACTACACCAAATTCAACATCTAGCTGCTTTGCAACTAAAAGATCACTGTCAGCTGATGTATTAGTACTACCTTTTGAAATAAATCCTTTGTTTTTAAGAGTTTCAAAAGCCGAATCACCTACCTCATTGTAATAAGCCACAAGTGAATTGCCAGGCTTACCACCTTCCAGTTCTTGAACCTTCTTTACTTCCGGTAAAAATGCAATGCGCAGCGCACGTTTAGACATATTGAAAGTGTGCGAGTAATAGATGGTATGTTGGTTCATATTACCCTCATCATCGATGATAATAGGCGCACATGTATGGCCATTATTCCAAAAATATCCGGCCATTCCGGTATATTTAATCGGGAACACATACCCTTTTCCGTCTAATGTTTCCAGATCGGCATACACCTCTGTATACTTCTTATGGTTCGACAGACCACCGATAAGCCATTTTTCCTTATCTGTATTGGTCAATCCCATAGTAGCCACTTCTCCTGGATTATGATTCCATGCCTGAGCAGCCACACACCCTAGGAATGTACCAACGTCGGCAAATTTTTTACCAATAGTATCCAACCCATCAGCATACTTCCAGTCCTGACCACATACTAAAGTGACCTTTTCGGCACTGTAGTCAACACTTTCAAGAGTGAGTGAGCGCAAATCGGCTGCACTGCTAACAGTATCACCTAACCCACGACATTCCAAAATTGTATGCACCGGACGGTCATTCACATCCGCCCAGATAGCCAGGTCATTCAGTGCTTTTATTCCTGCATATACATTCGAATCCATGCCGTTAAGCAATGTAGATACATAATTAGCAGCAGGATTGTAAGCGAAAGCGATATCTGAAATGATATCACGATCCAGAATGAGCTCTTTGGCTTTTGCTACCATATCAACAGGCGTAGTTCCCAAAGCAACCACACAAACAATAAGCGGTTTCCCTTCACCGGAAATTCGGTAGAACTCGCTGATATGACGGTACACCCTGCAGGCGTTTGTCGTATCATAATTGGAGTCAATCCCGATAGCCACAGCATCAGAAGGCCGCTTAAGCTCGTATATCTCACCAACGGTTAGTTTATCGGCCACAGCCACACCACCGGCAACAAGTGCAAACTCGCGCCCATCGGTAGCCGTATTAGCTCCAATCTTACCCTCGATTATTTCTACTCCACGTAAACTCATATTATTATTAATTCTTAGCTATCAACCTGGGGTTATGCTAAATTGCATAACCCCCGATATCTTAGCTATGGCTTTATGCCGGATTAAATGATTTTAGTTTCTTGTCAGCAGCTTCAAGTACCGTTTTACGGTTTTTTCCTTCTTTTTCTGCATCAATTATTGCCTGTACATCTTCAGCAGTAGCTGCAGCTTCAATAGCAGCTAATACTTCAAGAACAGTTCCAAGGTCATTAGTTACCTTTTCAGTATTTTTCACCTCAGCTGTAATTTCTACAGCAGCAAACTTATCTTTATCACCGGCTACCGATGCTTTTGCAAATTGTTCTTCAGAGAACACTTCACCACCTTCGTTTACCCATACTTTTGCCAGCTTATGTTTGCGGCCAATTTCCAGGGCTTTATCTTTAATTTCTTTTGAAATAGTCATATTTCTGTATTTTTTAAATTGACTTTAAATTTTATTTAAACCATACTAAGTCCCCCTTTCGGGGGATTTAGGGGGCTTTACGACTTAGCCGAAATAATAGCAGCAAAACCTTTAGTTACTAATGGAATTGCAAGGAAGTAGTTACGGAAGTTGATCAGGTTACGCTGAGTCAATGGGTCATTTTCGGCCTTACTCCAGTACATTTTTGTAATACCTGAAGCTTTACCTACTTTACGCAATGGGAAACATACTGATGCCTGTGAATCTGTAGTTAGTGAAGGAATAGCACCAAAACTAAGTTTCGTTTTAGTCGAAACAGTGTAGTATGGGTTATTATTGAACTGTCTGATCTCAAATCCAAGGTTAGAGTTTACTACACCATTTTGGAAGTTAGCATACAGCTTTTTAAAATCGCTATTTTCTTCACGTAACAGGTCATTCACGTGTGTTGGACACAATACCAGGCGCAGCATATCAATTTCGATACCTGCATCGGCATAGGCTTGACGAAGCGAAATAACATCATCCCAAATCAACTGTCTACGTCCATTTACCAACGGTCCGGTTGTCAGCAATACTGGGTGATCAGTGGTATGTGAAGCAGGGCCAAATGCGTGAATAGCTTTTTTAAGACGATTACGGGTAATAGCATCACCGTGTACGGTTTTTACCAACCCCATTTTATCATAACTCAATGCACCCAATTCATCATCAGTAATGGGAGTCGCTTTAGTCTGATATTTATCCAAGCTAATTGGAATGTCCGAACCATCCAACTCTTGAATAGCGATAGGATAAGTACTGTTATTAATCAACACATCCGGTTCAACACCGAAATAACTTGAGTGAATAACCTGGCTTTCGGAATCACCAGATACGTACTGGCTATAATCTAACACACCATCCAAAAACGTATCTGTCAGTCCAGCTTGAAATTGTTTTACAACCTCTTTAGTCCAAACTTCGGTATACACACCTGCACGCATAGAGTTTTCGGGTGCAGCATTAGGAATCATTGACGCAACGGCCAACCCTCCGATAACGGGTACAGCAGGTAAACCTGCAGTAGCGGCAAACAAACCACCGCAAAACGCTGAGAACATCAGCGACATCATAAATTTTAGAAATGTTTTCATTCTCTTTTTTTAATTAACTATTAAACAACACAATAATTTTTAGTACAGACGCACGGCCGTGCGTCTCTATAATTTACACGGGTTTTTATCCTGGATAACTTCCGTATTCAGCCTTATACAATTCTTTGAAAGTTTCGTGATCAGGATGGTTTTCTACCTTCATTGCCTCCAAAGCTGCTGGATTATTTTTTTGATACCACTCCCAGTTTTGTACTACAGTTGCACCATTTGCACCGGTTACAGATGTACCAACTCCAGGAATTACAGCCTGCATGATAGTAGGTTTACTGGTACCACCTTTCAGTCCAGCCAAAACCATTTTAAGCATTTCAACACCTGCTTTTTCACCAAGATCAAGATACTTTGCACGAACTTGTTCTTTTGTCATACCAGTAATACCTTCAAACTTTTTGTCAGCATCAGCTTGATCAAGTACAGCTGTAATAGCATCTTTAGCTTTTGCGCTAATGTCAGATTCAAGCTGATCAACTTTATCCGATATCTTTTTGAATTTTGCTTGCAAAGCAGCAAGCACGGCAGCATCGGTACTTTCTGCCGTTACACCTTCTAAAGAGAAAGTGGCAATCAATAGAGTTAAATCCATTGTTTTTTTATTTTTAGGGTTAGTATTAAGAGCCGCGGCAAACCGGGCATAAATTGTTTCAGGAGTTGACTGTTCTACTATCTGTTTATCGAGTGATTTTATAGAAGCTGCAACAGGCTTTACCTTCTTTCCGGCAAAACCATATTGAACCATTTCTTCAGCATTTAACCAGTGATCTTTGCCATCAAACCATTTTGCTTTTACTTCATCTTCTGTAAGTCCGGAGCGTTCTGATATTTTAGGTATCATATTTTTCTCCATGCTTTGCATCAAATTGGCCGATGATAACATATCATCAGCATCACCTGCAGTTACCGACGATGGCCGGTGTATCATACCAAATGCATTTTCACAGATTGATACTTTTTCTTTGGGTAGTGACAATAAAAACAAGAGTCCAAAAGAAGCAGCCAATCCTTCGATAAGTACACTTATATCAATATCGCTCGATTCAACTGCATTCATCATTACATTTCCTTCGAATACGCTACCACCATAACAATGCTCACGAAATTCTAATTCAGTAAATCCGGCAGATGATAATTCTTCAAGCATTTGCGTGAATGTTTCGCCATTGGTCATCCATGTACCAATATTTCCATACAGTCTACACTGCGCTTTACTCTTGCTTACTTTTTTATAAACCATTACTTTTTGCTTTAAAACTCTGCAAACATACACAATCAAATATTACCGTCAATACCTGATTTAAAGCGGCTTTATCAAACTTTAAAGCCGCTTTAAATTTTATTAAAATGGCTTTAAACAACCCCCTGACACTTCATTCACGAAGTGTATTTTTGCTTGATAAAATTGATTGATATGGCTAAAAAAGCAGTTGAAAAACCAAAAGAAGCAACCCCGGCAGAGAAAAACTATGCCGAAATGCTGTATGTGGAAAAAAACATGACACCTCAGGCAATAGCCGAGGAAATTGGTCGAAACATTAAAAGCATTTACAGTTGGCGTGACAAAGGAAACTGGGACGAAACAAAGGAACTATTCCAAACCGGACCGACTGAACTACGCAAACTTTTACTCAAAGAAGCCACACGTATCACCAAAGGCGAAAAACGACTCAACGAAAAAGGTGAAGAGGTTGCTTCAATCGATGCTGACTCATTAAGTAAAGTAATGAAAGCCTACGATTACATGAGTAAAAAACTTTCACCCGAAGTATTCCGCGATGTATTCGTGGAATTCGATAACTGGATGGCCGGTATCGACCCAAAACAAGCCTATCAATTCACTAAGTATCACAAAATGTTCCTTCAGGACAAAATTAGCCAGGAAGTATAATGGCAACTAGTAATCAATATCTAAAAGTACTGTCTGACTACGACAAACACTGTTTGCGTATTGCCAAGGCAACATCTATCGACATCAACGAAAAGCATGTCGATAAGCTGAAACGCATCGAGTTTCTTGAAAAAGACATTATCCGTTGGTGCGAGTACTATTTCCCAAACTATGCCAAAAAGAAATCAGCCTGGTTTCACAAGAAACTAGCTAAAGCCATTATCGAAAACAAAAAGATAAAGGCACTTATGGAAGCTTACCGTTCATCGGCTAAGTCGGTTTGGATTGATTTGTTCATCCCTATGTATCTGTATTTAGTGCTAGACGAACTGCATTTCATGATGTTGATCGGCGAAACGCACCCGAAAGCAAAGAAGCTGCTTTCCGGTATCCAGGCACAACTTCAGTTCAACCATAGGCTTATTAATGACTATGGCAACAAAGTTCAGGCAGGCAATTGGTCTGAAGGTGAATTCACCACTACCGATGGTGTCCGGTTCCTGGCTATTGGTTTTGGAATGAGTCCGCGTGGTGAGCGTGAAGATGCCGAACGCCCCGATCTTATTGTAGTGGATGACGTAGACAATAAAAAGCATGTCAAAAACAACGAGTTGATGACTGAAGCACTCGACTATATCACAGAGGATGTGTGGGGATGTTTTGATGCCGAAGATGACGCTACCGAACGTTTTGTTTATGCTAACAATAACTTCCACAAAAACTCAATAACTAACCGCCTTAAGTTATATATACAGCAAAAAATCAAGGAATCAAAAGAACTTGGTTATACACACGACTTTTTCCATTTGCGTGTAGATGCTGTAAAAGACTTGAATACATTCGAGCCTAACTGGCCTGAAAAAACATCGGCTGAATACTGGAAAAAGAAATACCATTCAATGCCTTATCGCTCGTTCATGCGCGAGTACATGAATACGCATATAGCCGAGGGTAAAGTATTTAAAGATGAATGGTGGCAGTGGACTAAAATATTACCATACAATAAATATGATGCAATAATATTATATGGAGACTTATCATGGAAAGATGATGCTTGCCATAAGTCTTTTACTATGATAGGCAAAATAAAACGACACTTTCATTTACTGCATGTAATGTTCAGACAAACGTCAAGAACAGGAGCTGCAAGATGGCTATATGATCTATATGAAGATGAACGGCTTGACAAAGTAGATAACATTCAGTATATGTTTGAAGGGTTATTTGCAATGGATGAATTTACAAATGATTTTGATGAGGAAGGAGATGAAAGAGGATATTATATACCGATTGTCCCTTCCAAAAGAAGTAAAGGAGACAAATATGAGCGTATAGAAGGTCTAAGCGGTCATTATGAGCGAAGAAATTTTTATGCCAATGAGGCCGAAAAAGATACTTCGGACATGGTATTAGCAAAAGATACATATTTGGCATTTGAAAAAGGAGCAAAAATACCATTAGACTTTTTAGATGCTGAGCATGGAGCTGTATCAGAATTAAACGGAATTACATTTCAACAATCATTCGATATAATAACCACAGCACGTTCAACATTTCACAAAAACAGATACTAACACATGAAACAATTAAATCCTTTTTACTGGCTTGGAGTACTTTATGCAGGCCTCAATTACAAGCTAAATTTTCGCCGCTTTCGTCGCGAGTGCCAACGTGCAGAGAACCTGAGTGTAGAGAAAAACGGCAAGCGTTTTCGCGTATTCAAGTCTAAAGACGGAAGCTACAAAGCATTATGTGGCGATGATATAAGACTTCTACACAATCGTAAAGTGCAAGGATTAAGAACTAAGCAAGATTTAGGACTTCTTTCAAAAAGCTGCCTATACGATACACTCACACATACCAATCTGCATCCGGTATATCTAAACATGGATTTAAAAATAAAACTTGTAGAGACGCAAGGCATTGCGTCTAATGGAAAGGAGGACAAATAATGGCACGTTTCTTACAACAAGTCGACTATGAGTCGCAAATTAAACCGGAAATTATCAAACAACTAACCGACCCTACAGATTGGTTTCAGTCTGCAAAACTTGTACGTGCCGAGCAAAAAGCCATCGCACAAATACGCAATCGCATCGGGAAACGGTACGATTGCGATGCAATATTCGCCGGTTCGTTGAGCGAAGCCGAAACGGACACGCGAGATGCTTGGGTAATAACCATTACTGTAGATATTACGCTGTATCATCTCTACAGCCAAACAGGTGCAAAAGATGTTCCTGAACATCGCAGTACCCGTTACCAGGACGCAATTGATTGGCTAAAAGATGTAGGTAATGGTGAAACAACCGCCGACTTACCGGAACTAACCGATACAAATACAGGCGATACATACACTGACTTTCGCTTAAACAGTCGTACACCAGGAAACCATAAATGGTAAATCTTTAAAGCACTTTTAAAAATGGCAAAAAAGACATCAAGCCCAATCGCTCAACCCTCAACCGACATAATCCTGAAAGTAATTCAGGAAGTAAAAGACTTATCGCGTAAAGACATCAAGAAGTGGCGCGATGCTATGACTGCAGCCAGTGACACCACTGACCCGCGTTGGTATTTACTTCAGGATATGTATGATTATTTGACACCTGACGGACATCTAGGGGCTGTTACCGAAATAAGAACAGGTGCAACATTAAATCATCCGTTTTATGTCAATGATAAATCAGGGGTAGAACTTGAAGAACAAACTAAATTCCTTCAAAAAATGTGGTTTTTTGAATTCATTGAAGATTGTTTAGATGCTGTTTTTAGAAAATACAGTATAATTCAATTAGGTAGAGATGGAGATAATGTAATATATGATCTTATACCTCGTAGAAATGTATGTATCCAAAACAAACGTGTTTACACCGAAGCTACTGGAAGTAAATACATAGATTATTCCCAGGAACCTAATGTAATACAAGTTAGGCATAAATCTGAATTTGGTATAATGAATGACATTATTCCAAATTTAATATGGAAAAAAAATCTTTTACAAGCCGATGCTGAATTTTCAGAAAGATACGGTATGCCACTTGTAACAGCTATGACTTCAAATAAAGCCGATGCACCCAAAATTGAAAAGGCATTAAAAAATTTAGGCGAAGCGGCTACAGGTGTATTTCCTAAAGGTTCAGAAATTGAAGTTCACGACTTAGCCAACAAAGGAAATCCAGAAAAAGTATATCTAGACCCTGCAAAATTTCATGACCATCAAGTTTCAAAAAGATATGTTGGCTCAACTACATTAGTAGATGAAGGAGCTAACAGAAGTCAAACAGAAGTTCATTCTGAAACCTTACATGAAACTTTAGCAAAAAAAGATAGAAGATTTATTCAATTTATTTGCAATGATTATCTATTCCCAATACTTCAAAATCTTGGTTTTCCATTTGACAATACAAAAATGGTATTTAGTTTTGATGAAACTGAATCATTGACATTAAAAGAAGAATGGGACATAACCAATGAAGCTTTGCAATATTTTGAACTCGACCAGGAAGACCTTCAAAAGAAATTCCGCTTAAAAATAAAGGGCGTAAAACAGCAACCTACAGGGGGAGGTCTGGCAGGAAATTTCAAGTAAGGAAGCAACCAGGGGCTGTGGTTGCTTCCCGAAAACTGTACGAACATACATGCCCGAATTGCGCAGGTAAACATCCGGTTGCTGAAGCATCGCTCCCGCCTGAGTTTATGAAACAACTCAGTCCGGAAACTGCTAAACTAATACAAGCTGCTTTTGATAAGAAAGAATACAGCGGTATACTGTCAATTATCGGACAACTACTCACGAACCAGGTACACGACAATTATGCAACCATTAAACCGGACTGGAAAACACCGGACGTTGATATGCTTCACCGATTGACAAGCGACGTATGGAGTTTCAGCGCGGCCAAGAACTGGCAGCAAATGCGCGACCTAACACTAGCACTAAAAGACGAAAATGGAAACCTGCGTGAGTTCAGTGCATTCAAAGAAGCTGCGCAGTCTATTTGTAGTAAGTATAACGAAAACTGGCTGCAAACAGAATACAACATGTCAGTTGCATCCAGTCAAAACGCAGCGCGTTGGGTACAGTTCAAAGCCGATGAGCAAACAATACCATTTCTGAAGTACCAAACTGTAGGCGATGCTCATGTACGTGTTACTCATGCAGCCTTGGATGGTATTACGCGCAAAGTGTCGGATTCTTTTTGGAATACTCACTACCCGCCTAATGGTTGGAACTGCAGGTGCGAAGTTATACAGTCTCCTGGAACAAAAACGGGTACTTCAACAATACCCAACGTACCAATACCGGAGATTTTCCGTACAAATTTAGCTCAAACAGGGCTTATTTTCCCTAAAAATCACCCGTATTACATCGATATTCCACGCGCTGAAATACGCAAATCTATTGCTTATTTACCGCCCAAGAATACGTTTGTAACGTATCAAATAGGTAAAAAAGCGCAAATAGACATACATCCGTTGCATGGTGATAAAGAATTGAGTGGTAATGTAGATGCTTGCAGGGTGTTGAAACAATTGGATGCTAAAGCAAAAATTAAACTCATGCCAATACTCAACGAGCATGACAAAGCAGCAAAAAAGGCTTTTTACGGTGAAAAATACCTGAAAACAAACCCTACAACATGCCCTGATTTGTCGTACAATGGCATAATTGCAGAGATTGAAACGGCTGAAAATACAGCTTCGTCAATTAAAAATAGGGTAAGAGACGGTAAAAATCAGGCTGATTTTGTACTAATTCATGTACCTGAAGCAATGAAACTGGAAGATGCTTTCAGACATGCTAACGGCCAGATGAAGCACTATAAAGACAAACGCGATCTGACTGTGTGGTTATTCAATTCTAAAGGCAAAATAGAGCTTATTACAAAGAAAATGCGTTGATAACCGAAGTCATCAACGCATTTTGGAGGTTTATCCCGCAGGACTAACCGATGCAAAAATACAAAACGTTTTTAAATAATGTACTCAAAAACAGTATTTTTTTTCAAAATAATCATTTAATCACATAAATCATAGTTCAGACAATGGCAAATGGATTAGCAAAATTACAGCTACTTATCGACCTCAAAAATAATTTGAATGCGGGTCTAGATGCTGCTAAAAAGAAGGTTGATAAAACAACCGGACAAATGCAGGATAAATTAGACAAGTTCAAAGCATCCAATATCAAAGCTTTCAATGCCATCAAAGATGAAGTTCCTGGCATTGGTCGTGCATTGGAATTGATTACAAATCCATACGTAGCACTCACAGCCATTGTTCTTGCATTTGGTGCAGCAACATATAAAGCTACCATGTACGCAAATGAATGGCATACTGGTATGGCTAAGATAAATGTAACTGCAGGACTTACACATACAGAACTCGGAAAACTTTCTGATAAAATTCTCGATATTGGTGGTCGAAATGTAGCACCACTCGAAGAAGTTCCACAGGCTTTCAACCGTATAATAAGTGCCGGACTTTCAACGAATGAATCGTTGAAGACATTAGAACCTACTTTGCGAGCAGCAAAAGCCGGATTTACTGATATTGAAACAGTCGCAGCAGCTGCTGTATCTGTCATGCAGTCATCCGGTCAAGATGCTAATAAGGTTTACGACGTCCTGTTTGCTACACTTAATAAAGGTAATGCCGAATTTAAAGACATTGCTCAGTACTTACCCAAAGTTATACCAATGGCCAGAAACGTAGGTTTCGCACTTGGAGAAACAGCAGGAGCGTATGCATCATTGACTACAAAATTAAAACCTGAAGCTGCAGCAACTGCACTCGAAGGAATGATGCGCGCATTATCTGATAAAGATCGTGTAAAAGCATTCAAGAAAATTGGTGTACAGATATTTGATAAGAAAGGCATGGTTCGTGGTTTCATGGACATCATGAATGATCTAAACAAAAAAATGTCTGGTCTTACTGATAAGCAGCGTATGATTAAGTTCGGTTCATTGGGTCTAGACCAGGAATCAGTATTAGGTTTCTCAACACTTATCCAGGATATTCCAAACCTAAAGGCCTCTATTGATGCTACTGTCAATTCACAGGGAGCTTTAAATAAAGCTTATGCCGATTCAGTAACTCCATTGGATGACTTTTTGCAAACAATGAATACACTGAAAGTCGAAGCGGTCAAAATTGGTGAGTTATTTCTTCCAGTTCTGTCTGCAATCGGTAAAGGTGCACTGTTTGTAGCTCAAAATTTGGATGTAATTGGTGGTGTAGTAGGCGGTTTAGCAGTCGCATGGGCATTACTAAATACCAGAATGTTGATTGCAACAGCTATTCAGGGAGCTTATACAATAGCCACAGGAATAGCCACAGCAGCACAATGGGCATTTAATGTAGCAGCAGATGCCAACCCAATAGGAATGATTGTACTGGCAATTGGTGCATTAATAGGCGGTTTAGTCGTAGCATACAATAAATTTGATAAGTTCAGAGCCATTGTACAAGGTTCTTGGGAAGTTATAAAAGGTTTTGGCTCTATTCTGAAAGATTTTGTAATTGATAGCATTATGGGTGTAATAACAGGATTAGGAAGCATTGCAAACGCTATAAAGTTACTATTCAAAGGTGATTTTGCAGGCGCAGGAAAAACAGCATTAAAAGGAGTTGCAGACATTTATGGTGTTACTGCACTTGCTAAGGCAACAAACAAAACTGTAGGGTTAAAAGACAAATTTACGAACAAATATGATCAATCACTTGCCGAATCTGCACGTAAAAAAGCAGCCGAACAAACGACAGTCGACAAAAAAGGTACTGTAAAAGTAAATAATGCTTCACCAATAGCAGCTGCCGATGCTAAAGCAGTAAAAACCGGAAGTCAAACAAAGAACCTTACCATTAATATAGATTCATTTATTAAAGGTTTCACACCAACTCATCAATCAATAAACGGTATGAGTAAAGATGAGTTGGAACGTTGGCTTATTGAGATGTTTATGCGTGTAGTTCGTTCAGCAGAAATGGCACAATAGTATGAGTAAAGTAGACACATCGGATTTTATCCGCAAAATGAATGCACTAGGCGAAGCCTGGAAAAAGATTCCTGACGAAGTTGCAGCTACGGCTGTAAACTTCAGTAAGGAACGTTTCCGTGAACAGGCATGGCTCGACAGCACAAAAGAAAACTGGAAACCACGAAAACGAAGGCGCAAAGGTGGTAAAACAAAAAGCCAAACATTACTTGTAAACACCGGTAGACTTAAGCGCAGCATTCGTAAAGTATATGCCAATGAAAATAGCGTTTTAATTGGCACTGATGTACCGTATGCCCAGATTCAAAACGATGGTGGTATTATTAATAAGGATGTAACTGTAAAACAGTTTCAGAAAAAAGAATATACCAGACAACGTAAAGGAAGAACTGAGCGCGTTAAGTCTCACACTGTACACAGTCACCAACGTAAAATAAACGTCAAAATACCTTCACGTCGATTCATTGGTAATAGTCTTACACTCGAAAGAAGGTTATACTTACTAATAACATCACGCTTTATGAAAGCACTAAAACAATAATCATGCTTGTACAATTATTAGAAATATACAAACTTCTGAATGAAAACAAATCGAAGTTTGAGGAACGAGGTTTATCCGGAGATTGGTTTATTGACGTGTACCGTTCACAGCCATACGAGCCGGAACTGTACGAGTACTTTTCACTTCCGGCTTTATTCGTAGACTATACAATGAAAGGACAAGGCAAAGGAATGCCGCGACTGGTTACAATTACATTGCATATCGTTACTGATGAGATGCCGGATGCTTCAAACATATCAGAGCAAAAAACAGCCGGTTTAAATCGCTTTATGTATAATCTAACACTACAGGAAGTATTCGAAAACTGTAGGCTTGGTAATACTAAACCGTTGCGCTTCGACTCCGAGAACTCAATCGATGAGCAAGTGACAAACTACCACCAACAGGTATACGAATTTGAAGTCGATTTAAGCAGTATGATTGGTGATCCTGTAGCCATTTTCGGAGAGTTTGAACGTTTAAATCTTTACGGTTCGCTAACCAATCAGCTTTAAACTTTCAGCAAAACAATACACGCACTTTTGTTATCAATAATATTACTGAATATTGCACACATTGATGATAACAAAATGTAATCATGTTGCAATACAAAATAAGCACTTATACATTTACCGTTCTGTCTCCAGTTGGTATCCGTATAAGTGCTTTATTTATGGTTGTTTATGTACGTTTTTATCCGGTCGTTTACCAGTGTTTTACCAGTGCGCTTGTATCATTGACTATCTGTATTCTTTTGTTTTTTAGGCTTTTATACAAACTGTGCTTTGCGCTTGTTTTGTTCTGCCCTTCAATAATCCTTCATCGAAGCGGTAATGTGTATTGAATATTCCCATTTGAGCTGCCAATATGCGCCTGCAAATTGAATAATATCTGCATTAAATAAAGAATATTTTGGGAACTGATATCATCGGATTTGATGTAATACCAGCTATGGTAAATATACACGGCAGTATTCGCATTTTTAGGCATTTGGTTGCTGCAATACACATGAATATTTCCACTGTTTACATCAATATTGCCATGCCAAACTTTTTCTTTCTGTTGCTCGGGAACTTCCACAAAGTTTGCCAGATAATTGATTAATGCCAGAAAAGAGCGGGTGTTTACAGCAAACACTTTGTTACTGTCGCTAAAACCAAGCTTCATCTCTATTGAAGTAGCATTATTATCAACACCCAATTCCTTCACCATGTATTTATAATCATCTGTTTGTAGGGCTTCCTTTCTGATATCGATTACAAAATCAGGATCACCGGTATGACCCGGACTCTTTGTTGTGGCAAATTTTATGAGCTTCTGCTTATACAGATTATTCATAGCCTGAGTCAGTTTTTTAAAATCACTGCGTTCGACTTCCGAAGCGGTTCTGCTATTTGTTTTCCCATTTATTGATATAACCATTAAATCAGAAATTACCTCCAGATCAAATCCATTGTTAAACATTAAAAACAGATTCATTAATCCCATTGGCATTAATAACTGGGTAGAATATTCTATCCCCATTAAAGGGGTATATAAAATGGTAGGGGACTCTCTGTAGGTAAATGTGGGTTGAATATAAGCAAAGTTCATATGTCTAGTCCTGAAATAGGTTTACAAAAAAGTAAACACAATTCAGGATTATGAAAACAAACGTAAACAAATTCACGGACGATTTTAAATTACAAGTTGTCCAAGAGTATTTAAGT